CAACGCTCGGCGGCCAAGTTAACTTGGTCGGCCCTAATACGGCTTCAACGTTTAACATCAACGTCCCCGCTGTTGCTGGCAACATGGTGACTACTGGTGACACGGGTACTGTGACAAGCACAATGCTGTCTACTACTACTCTGACGGCATCTGCTGCGACCACAGCATCGTCAAATAAGGGTGCGTTTAACTACGGCACATTAAACTTTAGCGATACGGGTATTGTCCAATCAGCACAGACTAGCGTAAACAGCTATTTCCAAAACGTTATCCAAAACACCAGCAACGGCGCGTCTGCATCGTCTGAGTTCATTGCATATAACGACCAAGGAACGGCTACAACTAACTTTGCTGCTGTAGGTATTAACTCAAGCGGTTATAGCGGTACAGGCTCAATCAACGCACCTGGATATGCTTATTTCTTGTCTGGCAGCACAGACTTGGTGATTGGAACGATTGGCTCCAACAAAATCCACTTTACGATCAACAGCGGTGCAACTGATGCAATGACGATTGACACCAGCGGTAACTTGCTGTTGGGGACTACAAGCGGCACTTACAAAATAACTGCTATCGGAGCTAATACGGCTTCTTTTAGTGGTTGGGGTTCTGGTATTGGTACTGGTCTAGTTATGACCACAACAGTAACAAACGCTAACTCAGACGCTATTTCTTTTAACCAAAATGCCACTCAAGTTGGGCGCATCCAAACAAGTTCTGTTGGTACAACGCTTTACCTTGGAACTTCTGATTCACGTTTAAAGATTGATAATGGTGTTTGTACTGATACATCGGTCATTGATAACACGGTAATCCATGAATTTACATGGAAACAAAATAATGTTCCTGACCGAGGCGTATTTGCTCAAGAAGCATTTTTAGTAAATCCTCATGCAGTTTATAAAGGCGAAGATACTTTAAACGAAGACGGTAGTTTAAAAAGTCCTTGGGGTGTTGACTATTCTAAATATGTTCCTGATTTGATTGTTCATGCACAACAACTTAAAAAGCAAGTCCAAGAACAACAAGCCATGATTACTGCGCAATCTGAACTAATCACACAACTGCAAGCTGACGTAGCTGATTTGAAAGCTGCAAAATGAGCTTTACTTGGAAAATCCTAGAAATTTACGCTGATGATGGGTTGATCACATCGGCTAAATATCTGTGTTCTGTGACTGACGGTGAAAAAACTGTTGATACAGAAGGTTACTGGACATTCCAAGACCCAACAATGGTTACGCCATTTGCTGATGTGACAGAAGAAATGATTGCCAAGTGGATTGAAGATTCTGCTGTCGTTTACGGCAAGAATGTCATAAAATCACGCCTACAAGAACAGCTTGAATCGCTGTCAAAGAAGCCTGTACCCGCGCCTTGGTTGCCGCAGACCTTCACACCAGACCTGTAAGGTAAAACATGACAAAGCCAATAGATTTGATTTCTCGAGCGTTAAAGGATATTGGCGCCCTTGAAGCTGGTGAGACACCAACACCAGACGCAGCACAAGATGCGTTTGAGATGATGAACGACCTTGTTGATCAATGGTCAAATGAAAACATGATGGTGTTTAATGTCACCGAAATCATTTTCCCCGTCATTCAAGGTCAAGTCCAATACAGCCTTGGCCCATCGCCACAAACCACTAACTTTATCGGCGCGTCATTCCAAGGCTCAATCTCTGGCGACATTCTGACTGTCACAACTGTGAACTCAGGCGCTGTTGCTCAAGGGCAAACCCTTAGTGGCGGCGGCATCATTGCTGGCACAAAGATCACGCTTGAATTAACAGGTGCAGGCGGTAACGTCTTGCAAGCTGGTACATACCGAGTCAGCATCCCGCAAACCGTAGCTACGACAACAATCACAGCAAACTACCAAAAGCCTTTGGGGATTGATTCTGCATTTGTACGGGTAAACACTACGCAAAACGGCCAGCCAATTCAGGGCGGTGGTTTGGACTATCCAATCTCCATTTTGTCGTTGCAAGACTACCAACTGATCGGCTTAAAAACGTTGAATGGTCCGTGGCCAAAAGCAATTTATTACAACCCAAACGAAGATTCTGGCAATTTGTTTGTGTGGCCAAGCCCATCGCAAGGCGAAGTGCATTTGTTTGCTAACACCTTGTTTGCTCGATATGGCAGCTTATACGAAGACGTTGTCTTGCCACAAGGCTACACAATGTGTCTACGTTGGTGTTTGGCAGAGCGCTTGATGCCTATGTACGGCAAAAACAATGCAACACAAATTCAAATGATCAACGCTTATGCTGCACAAGCAAAAGCTACATTAAAACGCACAAACATGGCTCCTTTGCAAGTGGCGCGTTATCCTGATTCGTTGCTTACTGGTCGATCAAAAGATGCTGGTTGGATTTTGAGCGGCGGATTCATTTAAAGGGCTGAAATGGCTGATTTCGGTTTTGTTGGGCCTTCTTATGAAGCTCCTTCTATATATCAGGAAGCACAAGAGTGCATCAATTGGTTTCCTGAAATAGACCCCATGAAACAACCTGGGGAGCGCGGTGTTGTCTCTCTTTATCCTACGCCTGGACTAATTACAAAAACTATTTTGCCTAACCAACAAGAGGTTCGCGGTATGCGCACCTTGTCTGGCGGCAATCAAATGGTTATTGTGTGTGGTGCTTATGTTTATGCTTTATCGTCTGATTTGTCTCAGCGAATTATTGGCACATTAAACACAACAACAGGCAAAGTTGGAATTACTGATAACGGCATTAACGCTTATATCGTTGACGATTTTTATCGTTACACATGGCGCATCGGAAACCCTGATGTAGCTAACTTTGTTGGTTCTGTGTCTTCTACAACGCTAACTGTGACCCAAATGGTTAGCGGAACTATTGCTGTTGGCCAAACTTTGGTTGGTATTGGTGTTAACCCTGAAACTGTAATTACTGCATTAGGCTCTGGCACAGGCGGGGTGGGAACTTACACGCTTGATGTTGCGTCTACGGTTGCAAGTACAAATCTCAGCACATCAACGGTTGGTTGTATTTTTACAGGTTCAATTACTGGCACAACTTTGACCGAAATTTTGCCTGCTACATCGGGCAGTTTGGCTTTGGGAATGACCATTCAAGGCGCAGGCATTTCTAGCGGAACAATCATTATTCAAGATTTGGGCCTTGTTGCTGGAAACCAAACTTGGAAATTAAACCGCACTTTAACAGTTGCATCTGAAACAATGTATGGCCTTGATTTTACAATCATGCCTTCTACTGATGGCGCTTTCCAAGGCGGCACATCGGTTGACATTGTGGACAACTATTTTGTTTACAGCAGAAAAGATTCGCAGCAATGGGGCGCTTCTGATTTGTTGTCGCCAATTTCTCAAGGATTGAGTTTTGGGTCAAAAGATGGTGCGCCTGATAAATTGGTTGCTCTTATCGTTGATCACCGTGAAGTCTACTTAATGGGTGAAATTTCATCCGAGGTTTGGACTGATGTAGGTGCGTATCCATTCCCGTTCCAGCGAATCCCTGGCACTTCTACCCAACACGGCATTGGCGCTAAAGGCTCCTTGGCTCGATTAGGCAATTCTTTTGCTTATGTTTCACGAAACAATCGTGGCCAAGCACAAATCATGCAAATGCAAGGTTATGCGCCAACTCGAATTTCAACCCACGCTGTTGAAAATACTTTGGCTAATCAATACATTGATGATGCTATTGCATGGACGTACCAGCTTGAAGGGCATGAGGTTTATGTTGTAAGTTTCCCATCTTTGCAATTGACTTGGGCTTACGATGTAACCACAACAATGTGGCACAAATGGCTATACACAACTAACGATAATCAATATCAACGGCATCGTGGCAATTGTGCGGCCTTGTTTCAAGGCATGGTTTTGGTGGGTGATTATGCTAACGGTTCAATTTATGAACTAGATAAAAATACTTACACAGATGCTGGACAACCAATTCGTCGGTTGCGTAGAGCGCCGCATTTGGTGGCTGATATGCAGCGTCAATATTTTGATGAGCTGCAAATCCAATTCCAGCCTGGCGTTGGTTCTTCTGGCATTTCTAATGCAGGACCAGGGTTTAAAGTTAGCAATCCTTTGATTATTTATCCAGATGCTAGTTTTATTATTGGGCCTAATGATGTTTACATTATTGGCGAAGTTGGAATTTTAAGCCAGCAAACAACCACAACGTTCCCACAAGCTATGCTACGTTGGTCAAATGATGGCGGTTCTACATGGTCAAAAGAATACTGGTCTACGGTTGGAGCGCAAGGAAAATACAAAAATCGTGCCATTTGGCGGCGTTTGGGCATGGCGCGTGATCGTGTGTTTGAAGTATCAACAACAGACCCTGTGAAAATGGTGATTGTTTCTGCAAACCTAAAAGCAAGTGGGGCAGATAACTAATGGCAACAGGTCTTTACAGCTCATCGCAAGTCAACCCATATCCGCAGTCTGAGTTTTTGGATGGCAACACCAAAAGACCGACTAGGGCATGGCAACAGTTCTTTTTGAACTTGATTAACTTTTCGTCAGCAACAACGGCGACAACTGGAGCTGCCACTTTGCCAGCAAAGCCTGTCGGATTCATAAACATTACAGTAAATGGGCAGCCTTTTAAGGTTCCATATTACAATCCATGATATGAATGAATTAGTTGAAAATTACGTTCCTACGCTTCAAGAAATTGAACGTTTGCAAGGGGAGATGATGCAAATGCCACAAGCAGAGTTGGCAACAGAGCATTATTTTTCTGGTGGGATGTATTGTAGAAAACTAATTCGGCCTGCTGGCACATTGATTGTTGGAAAAGTACACAAAAAAGATCATTTTTTCTTGTGTGCCAAAGGTCAAATCATTGCTTGGTCAGAAAAAGGCATGGTCACTCTGAACGAAGGTGATGTAATTGCATCTAAGGCTGGAACAAAACGCGTCACGTTGGCAGTTACTGATGCAATTGGCATTACTTTTCACAAAACAAATAAAATCAATTTAGACAAAATTGAAAAAGAATTG